GATGATTTAAAGGACCACTGCTCTGCCTCTGAGCTACACCCCCCAAAAATTGGCCTCGTTATTACCTCTAAGCAGAGCGCACCACAATGGTTGATACTTATCGGTCATTTTAAGTCGGGAGAACGAGAACACCGACATTAGTTGCAACACAATTGGTGGGTAAGGTAGGATTCGAACCTACTCAGCCTGAGGCGTTTGATTTACAGTCAAGTGTGACTCTCCAACTTCACCGCTTACCCATATTTGGTACACCCAACGGGACTCGAACCCGTGATTCCAGATTGAAAGTCTAGCGAGATAACCAACTTCTCCATAGGTGCATCGTTTAACTTATGTTGTGTATTATACACTATTTTTGTACTTTGTCAAGCACTTTTTTATTTGGAGGTTGCGGTGAGATTCAAACTCACGTAAAACGATTTTGCAGATCGTTACCTAAATCACTCGGTCACGCAACCATAAATGGCGGAAGACTGAGGTCTCGATCCCCATACCCTTGCAGGTACAATTTGTTTAGCAAACAGTTCCGATTCCCAATCGGTTAATCTTCCAGAATTTGGCGGAGGGATAGCAGAATCGAACTCTTGGCCGTTAGGATCCAGCTACTTTCAAGGCAGCGGTGACATCCCAGGTCACACAACCCTCCATAAATGGCACCCTCGGAGAGATTCAAACTCCCAATAAATCGTCCGTAGCGATTCGTGATATTCATTTCACTACAAGGGCATTCTCTATTCGCAAATGGCGAATGAAATTGGTAGGCAGTGAAAGACTCGAACTTTCATATTTCAACTTGTAAGGATGACGGCTAACCTCTCACACCAACTGCCTAATATGATCTTCTGTGATTTCTTTTTTAGAGAGAATATTTATTTTTATATTATTTTGTTCTTCTACTTTTCTAATTTTAACTTCATCTTTTTTAATCAAATAATCATTTTTAGTGTCAATAAAAATATCTCCTATTCTAAAATCTGGATAATATCTGTGTGATACATTATTATCATCAATCCAAATAAAAGGAGATGGACGAATCCATTCAATATTCAATTTATCCAATATTTCCGTTAATAAAATTTCATAACCAGATTGTAGATAAATTACTGATCCATCCACTTTCTGATATCTCATTTTTCTTTTTGATGTATGGCCACCAAGTTCATTATTTTTAGCAGCAATAGAAAGTTTCTTTTTTGTTTCCTCTGAAAGTTTTTTACCTTTCTGTCTTTCAGAATATTGTATTCTTTTTTCTTTGGTAAAAGAACTTTTTACTTTTTCAGATTGCAATGTTTTTCTTTCTTCTTTGGACATAATAATTGTCATTTCCGAAGAAATCTGTTTCCTTCTTTCTAATCCATCATTAGTTTTATAATATTCCTTTAATTTTTCAGAAATGCGTTTCTTATCGTCTTCAGTTCTAATTCTAACGTTACCACAGGATCGAGAACAATATGTTCCTCTTTTATCGTGCGTTACATTACATCTAGGACATACTTTCATATTATTCGTTCCTCTGTATTTTACTTTTATTTATAATAAAATAAGATTAAACTAAAGACCCAAAATTTGGTGCCTCCAAGTGGTAATGATCCACTCTCTAAGGATTTTCAGTCCTTCGCTAATCCATCTCAGCTACAGAGGCAAATGGGTGACCAACGGGTATCGATCCCGTGTCTACTCTTTCACAGAGAGTGGTTCTACCATTGAACTATGGTCACCATTATTATCGTTCCATTTTTTTAAAGAGCATTAAAAACAAAAACCCAGAATCTTTCGAGTTCTGGGTTTGTATGTTTAAAATTTGATTTACTATTTTTAACTTCTACAAACCCACTTCGTATGTTCCGAATCACACACAAAAATTTGGCGATAACCGGCCGTCCAATTACTTGGCATTGATTTGGTTGTCGGTAAGAGTTTAAATATAGTGTTCATATTTTTATTTATACAAGTTTTTTCTCGAATTTTGTGTATTATACAAGTTTTTTTACTTTTTGTCAAGTTTTTTATTTTTTTAGTACATATTTTTTATATGCATCTATCCAATTTGTTGAAATTTCACGTTGTGCTTGATCTAAAGTCAGAGTTCCATCACACACAAGATTATGCAATTTAACCTCCAATCTGTCCTTCATACGAGCGTTCCAAGGTTGCCCTTCATATGGTTGGGGCCAAAGATTGGTAATGTCGTTAGCACCACCAACATAGATTGGAATTAGGTGGTCTACTTCACACCCTTCTTCACCAGAACAATATCCCTTATAAGGTTCTACACCATATTCTCTATACACTCTTGTCTTGAGTGCTGATGAAACGTTTCTATATTCACCAGTTTTAAAATCTTCAGCACAAATAACCTTTTTAGTTAGGTGTGGATCTGCTTTGCCTGGTGTTAACACTTTATCGGGTAAATCTCCTGCATTAAGAGAAGTGGATAAAAATAACATTAAAAAAAGTTCTTTCATTTTTTCTTTTCCTCATCTTTCTTCTTACCGAAGATTCTATCATAATTATCATCAAATTTCTTTTTGTCAGTGGGTCTTTGTTTAGACCCCTTTCCACCATGCCACTGACTCATATACTTGACAACTGAAAGTGCATACCATCTGGTTTAGACCATGTACCACCCCAATCAAATCCCACATCAGTAAAACATTTAACTAATTCTTGTGACATAGTAGGTTTCTTACCAAAACCATTCCATGCAGCATTAATATCAATAGCAATTCCCCAAGAATGAAGTGACTGTGATGTTGCACCCCTTTTCTTACGAACATTAAAACACCCATCCCAAGTTCTGACTTGATCTAATAGACCACGATCAATAATATTCCTAAATGCTTTAGAAAGAGGTTCAATCATTGCTCTATTACAATAAACTTTATTAGGAAGTGTTCCAATTTCTAAATCAGATGGAACATCCCACATTACCATATATTTTGTTTCATTACTTGATAGTGCAGGATCACCCCACTTAGAAAGACACTGTTTTGATGTAACCATATTATTCCTCTACCTTAATAATTTCAACACCACATTTTCTTAGAAAAACAATACCATCATTGCATCTATACTCTTCCGAATAAAATATATTCTTTATTCCTGCAACATATATTCCTTTTGCACATTGAATACAGGGCGAATGTGTAATAAACATTGTAGAATCTATACCAGATTCATTACTTTTTGCCAATTTCCCTAAACAATTCATTTCTGCATGGATCACTTCATCTTTGGTTTTTAACCTACTATATCCACCTTTGTTTAAATCCTTACTCCAAGCAGGATCATTTTCAATATCTCTTGAATCATAAGTTTTATATTCATACTCACACTCATTAGTCCAACCAGATGGCATTCCATTATAACCAATGGAAATAATCCTATCATCTTTCACAATGATTGCACCTACCTGTAATCTCTTTGCCGTAGACAACTGAGCAAAACGGTGTGCCACATCCATATAAGCATTAACAAATTTTTGTTTCATATCAAATAATAAGAATAATAAATGCTACAACAAGACCAATGGTTACAAAAAACTTCTTGTTATTTGGGATTTCCCAACCTTTAGTTGGTTCAATCATTTCCACAGTCGGTTCATCTACTTTCTTACGATTCTTGTTTGTTTTCTTCAATGCCATTATTTTATATGCTCCATATTATCTTTTCTCATTAACTTTGGTGTATCCCTAATATGAGGACTTTTTATTACATAAATGTATTTTACACCATCTATCAACTTGGTTTCCCAATTTGAATAAGTATAGTATATATCTTCTAAATTTCCAAGAGGTCTGACCTTTTTTAGGACAGGTCTATCCGTTGTTTTCTTTTTATATTGTTTCATTGTCTTATTCCTATTGGTAGGGGGAAATGATTCCCCCTAAATTATATATCAATCATTCAAAATGATATGCCATTTCATTACCGATAGGAATTTTTCTGGGTTTCTTTTCTTCTGGTACAATATTCTGAAGGTCAATTTTCAGAACACCATTAACTATGTCAGCAGATTTCACAACTACAGTATCAGATAATGTAAATGAATGACTAAAATCACGAGTTGATAAACCACGATATAAAAATACAACATCTGAGGTGTATGCAGATTTGATTTCACCATTGACAGTTAGTTGGTTGTTCTTAGTTTCAATAACAATTTCATTCTTATCAAATCCTGCAACAGCAATTTGGATCTGATAATTATCATCATCAAATTTGACAATATTGTATGGGGGGTATGTTTGTGGTTTCTTTTGTTCAAACAGTTCTTCAAACTCATTAAGAGTTGTTAGAAGACGATCAAAACCAACAGTAGATGGAAGTAGTGACTTACCGTATGCGTATGTCATATTGTTTCTCCTTAAAAGCGAGTTAATAAAATAGAGTGGACCCCGAAGGCATCCACTTCTATTTATACAATATAACACATTATTTTGTTATTGTCAAGAAGTTTTTTTCTTTCCAATGTTATATTTTGCAATCAACTCCCATTCATGTTTTTCCTTATGAGAGATGATTTTGATTTGTGATAGGAAAATTGGTGGTGGATTTTCTAATTGTTCTTTATTAACAACAGTAACCAATCCCCAATCTTCTAGTAACTTTGCAATAGCATTTCTACGTGAAAGATCATTTTCTGATAAATCTGTTGGTTTACCATCAAGGGCAAACAACTCTTTAAAATGAATGAGTGCGTATTTTCCTTTTTTATGAAGGATATGACAAGATTGATAAAGAATTTTATCTTTTTTGGATGCTACACCAATACGGGTCAGTGTTTCTCTGACTTTGAGAAAATCATCTTCTTCCGTCAATTTAATTTCTACACCAAGTCCATTAAAAATATCACTTTCTATTTTATTCATATCTTTTCCTCAAGTTATCCATCCAAGATAACATTTGTAAATTTTCCATAGAAGCACAATAATCCTCTGATATGTTTTTATTAAAACAATCAGAAACACTCATTATATGGTCTAGTTGATACCCATTATCAACTCCACACAGTGTTCTAGGATAGTTATTAGGGTTTATTTCGTTTTTATATAAGGCATATGTTTTTTCGGTTAAATACCTAACTTTATGTTTATATAACTTATATTTATCTGTTTCTTTTTTTCTCTTTATATTATATTTCCTTAACCATGTA